AAAGAATGGTTTAGAATAGAAGGAAGATTAGAAGATGCACTTAATCATGATTTATTATCATTTGTAGAATCTGAAAGTATAGAGTTTCATAAAGAAACAGGAACTTGGAAAGAATACAATGTAGTAACAAGAAAAACAATACTTAAAAATAAATAATATGAAATACCCATTAAAAGAATACATTAGTGACAATTTAGTAGAATTATTACTTTGTCTTATGTTTATTATTTTATTAACTGTTTATAATACACACGAAGAATATAACACACCAGGTCAAAATGGGTTGCTGTGGGTTATAGATATATTCTTAGGATCTATATATGTAATAGTGTTTACAATTGATTACTTTAAACAAAAGAAACTTTTTAGAAATCAAAAGTAATATGGAACAATGGGAAATTGATTTAAGAGAAAGACTTAATAGAACATTACCTCATGGTTCTTATAAGATAGGTGATAATTGTTTTACAGGTAAAGGAGGATACATAGAGTTTGAAGTTGCTATGAAAAAGAAAGTTAAAGAAATGTTTGGTTTTGAGATAGATGAACTAAAGTCACAAGCAATTGTAAATAAGAAGATTGATAGACCATGAACAGTGTTACAGAAGCTCAAGTAGAATTACACCATCAAATAGATCTGGAATTTGAAAGATGTAAATCTCCATTATATTTTTATAGAAGCTATTGGACTACTAAGTTAGTTAAACCTAGACTTGAATATGAAGAATTTAAAATGAAAGCTCTTATGGATCAGTTCTTTGGAATAAGTGAGGAGTGTAAGAAATGAGAGTACCTTTTATATATATGCATAAAAATGGTTTACCTAATATAGATGTTGCTTTAAGTGATCTTGATATTTGTGCAGAACTATATACCTTACAAGGAGTTAAGTATAGATATGATATATTTATAGGGCAGGACAATATTATAGTCCTGTTTACATTGATAAAACAAATTATATGAATAAAATAATAACAGCTAGTATACCTAAAGATCAATTAGTTAAAGCTTATTTAACTCTTTGGAATGGTATATTACAACTTACAGATAAAGAACTATTGATAATGGAATCATTAGTTTCTAAATATCTTGAGTTACAATTAGTTATTAAAGATTCTAAATATCTGTATGAAGTACTTTTTAGTACTCAATCATTAAAAGATATAAGGATTAGATTAAATCTTAAAGAACAAACTTTGAATAATTACAAAGTTTCCCTTAAATCTAAAGGAATCCTTATAATTGATAGGGATGGAAATTATTCGTTAGATGAGAGGGTGATCCCTGTTAATCAAATAACCTTTAAATTTGAGACTCATGACTACAACAATAGAGGTAATAACAGAACTGAAACAGATAAAGAATAATATACGTATTTTGAGAAAAGATAATATCAAAGCTTGTAAGACTAAGTATTTAGATATTGACAGTGGTTATGTAAGAGTTATTAGAACAATGGAAAAGATAGTAGATAATATGTTAGAAGAAGTCAATGGATGTAAGTGAAGTATATTGTGCAATTAAAGAAAATGATACAGTTACTCTTTATGCTTATCTGGATTCATTAAGTAATATTAAATGGGAAGATACTAAATTTGTAGATTCTCTATTATATTATGCAATTTATTATAATAGATATGAAATACTTAAGAAACTTGTTTGTACATATCATGCTAATCCAGATAACTTCAATCAATGGGCTTTAATACTTGCTAAAGAAAGAGCAAGTTATAATATCATGGAGTTTCTATTAAATAAGGACTTTATGAAAGAGTAGTAACAATTTAAACTAAATATAATATGATAGTAGATAAAGCACAACATATGAAAACTCTTAATAGAGTAATTCAAACATCAAAGAAAGTTATGATGAATCTAGGTGGCCAGGAATATGTAGCAGAAGTTAGTGTATGGAACTATGAAGAAATAGAAAAGTTAAAGAAGAAATTACTTGAGCTTGCTTTAGAAGCATAATTTGTTTTCTATTTAAAATATTTTTATATTTGTTTATAACTAAAACATAACATGGATACTCAAACAGAAAAACAAGTCAATGAAGTCTTAGACCTCATGTTAATTTACAAACCTCTTAGAGATGATGTAGTAATACAACTTCCAACACAGGCTGAAAGAGAAGCTCTTTCTAAATCTAAATCAGGTATTATTAAAACGATGGATCTTAAGAAGACTTCTAATGATTACGTTTATACAGTAGCTGCTGTAGGTAAAGACTGTAAAGAAGTAAAACCTGGGGATAAGGTAATTTTTAAAGCTAGTGCAGCAATTCCTGTTATTGTAGTTCAAGGAATTGAATATGGTCAAACAAGTGAGTTATGGATTTGTGGAATTGTAACTGAAAAATAATATGAAGAAACAACTAGAATCTCTTTATGCTTGGTCTGAGTTTTATAAACAAAACCAAAGATATACTGATCTTGAAAAGTGTAATAAGCAAATCAAAGAATTTAAAACTAAAAACAATATAGAATAATATGATACCAACAATAGGAAGAATTGTAGTCTATAAGACTACAGAAGATGAAAGAAAATTATTAGGACTTTTACATTGTAATCAATCAAAAGAACTTCCTGCTATTATTGTAGCTGTATGGGGAAACACTCCTGAATCTGTTGTTAATTTAAAAGTAATGATTGATGGAAAAGCAGATGATTTTTGGAAAACCTCTATATGTGTAGGAGAAATTGAAGGAACATGGCACTGGCCTGTAACTAAATAACTAATTTTGTCGTGTGGTGGAACGGCAGACATACCCAACTCTCTCTTGGGCAGAGACAAAGAAATAAAGATAGTAATATCCTAATCTCTCTATAAAGGTTCGAATCCTTTCACGTCAGCAACATTGCGGGATAGAGCAGATGGTCAGTTCGCCAGCCTCATAAACTGTGAGGTCGTAGGTTCAAATCCTGCTCCCGCAACACTTTTTACTTTTAAACAATAACCTTATGA